ATAATGAAACCTTCACTTGTATAACCAATTACAGTCATAGCATGGCCACCAAGCAAACCTTCGCCTGGGTTTTGATGCCACATGCGAGGTCCATAATTATATACAGGTACCGCAATTATAGTAGGACCGTCCTCAAAGAGAGCTGACTTGAGTCCATCTATAGTTGATACTTCAGCATAACCATTAATCACATAATTCAAGGCTTCATTATAAGCTCCATTGCTTGGTGTGCTCATAGTTCCATAAGGATAAGAGCTTTCTCTACATGTGCCTTTATTTTTCATTATACTCATAAGATCTCGCATATACATTCCTTCTTGACTTGGATCTTCTCTATTATAGTATATAAATTGTGGAGACATATATTCATCCATACTTACATCCATAATTTCTTGCCAATCTTTGACAGCGCCACCTGACATTGCTGCACAACTACCCTGATTACCCTGATCTCTTACATCAAACATATTTTCTCTTAGATCCAAAGTTTCTGGGAATGCTACAAGAGGAACCAGAGTTTCATATTTCCAATCCCTGGCATCATACGGACTTCGCATTACATTTAATTTGTATTTTGTGAAATCTTTCATTTAAATAACTCCTTTATTTTATCTACTGTATAACTAATTATATTATAATTTTTAGCAAGAGCTTTCTCTACCTCTGCAAAGGCTTCTCTTGAAATTTTTCTTTTTAATAAGAATCTATATTTGTTACTATCCCACCATTCCACAAAATTTGGATAATCTTGACCTCTCATATCAGCATTAGTTTTACCAACTGAATACCAATCCACCACAGATTCAAGCTCTGTTTGCACATCTTTTGGCAAGCCTAATTTATCCCTGTGATGAGACTCTGTTCTGTAATGATCGCCCACTTCTTTTCTAAATGATTTATATACTTGAGGAGATACACCCTCTTTACTGCGTATTCCTTCTGGGCCATAAAAATAATCTTCATATATGTCAAATGATTTTGGTTTGAATTTACTCCAATCATGTGCAAGTATTTTGCCTGGACCTAGACCTACTTTAATCCCAGCCTTACCTAGATTCTTTTTATGACCAATCAAGTATCTAGCATAATCAATATTCTGTAGTACAACATCATTCCACAGATCGCTGGTAGGCTTGGATACTTGTGCTTTTTTATAATTTGCCATCGAAAAATTTCTTTGGGTTTTTTAAGTTCTTTTTTGTTTTATCAACTAAAGCTTTTAATTGTTTTTGTGATTTAGGAGAAGTTCCATCGGCAACATCTTTAAAAAACTTAGCAAAATCATTCTTTACAGACACAGCAACATTCTCCTTACCCTGATGCTTAACATTACTTTTAACTAAATGTTTTCTTAAAGTATCACTTATAACTTTAGCACCTTTTCTGGTAGCAAATATTGTATTAGCTTTTTTAGAAAAACTGGGTCCTTTGCCAAACCTACATTTCTTAGCAGATCCTAAAGCTATACAAGGCGGTTCTGATGCAAAAAAGTTTTTTAATTTAGGGGAGGCTGCTATTTTTTTCATTATTGATCTCCGAGTATAGTTTTATGAATCAATGTATCATGCTCGACAATTTTCTTTTCATGAGTACGAATTTTTTTATCCATCTGTCTAAGTGTCAGTGGTAGGCCTGTATTATTAGTATTAGCAAGAGAGTCTAATGTTAATTTAGGAACAGTCTTTACAAGTTTTGTGGTATCTATTTGATCTTTTCCAAATATGTCATGATAGTGAAATACTGGATCAGTAGTTGCTATAAAGGTGCCAATAGCAGTTAAAATCGTTGCAAACGCAATATACCATCTTGTTGTTGTTTTTAAGGCCATACTACAATATAGTTAACTATTGGCTTTAAATCAAATTCTAGGGTATAAGAAAAAAGCTATAAAAAGGAGTTTAAATGAAAGATTATTGTGAAATTTTAGGTGTTCAGCCTGACACATCTCAAGAAGAATTGAAAAAAGCCTATCGTAAATTGGCTATGGAATGGCACCCCGACAAGCATCATGATAAAACTGAAGAAGAACAAAAAGAAGCTGAAGATAAATTTAAGGATATTTCAGAAGCTTATGAAAATCTCAAGAATGGTATAACTACTGACGAACAAAAAGGTAGTCGCCATTTTAGTTCAAATGATGATTTAGATGAAATGCTACGTAATTTCGCTTCAATGCATGGTTTTAGTTTTAATCGTAGCCCTCAACAGGAATACTTTGAAGAAGTTCGAGCACCAGTAATTATACAAAATTTATATAATGAAGAAGAACTTATAGTAAATGTCAGGGCATTTGATAAAAGCGAAGTAAATAGCTGTTCTACTTGTAATGGGACTGGACAACAAACTACCACTACAAGGCAGGGTAATATGATATTAAATAGAGCCACCCTATGCCACAAATGTCAAGGACAAGGATTTATTTCTGATGGTCCCGGAACTGGTACAGATTATAAGATAAAAGCTAATGTACAAAACTTACATAAACCTTTGCCATTAGGGAAGGTAGGTAGTTATAATCCAATGACAGCTGATTATAATAATGTAATAGTACGTCTGGACTTACAAAAATCTTATAACTACTCTCTTGTTGAAAATGGCGCCAGTTTGATGATGACACTGCCTGTAGAGTATGAACACTTGAGGGATGGAAAGAAACTTCGTATAACTATTTTTGGTAACAAAGTTACGGTAGATATACCACCTAAACCATCTTTGCAAAGAATGATAGTTGTTCAGGGAAAAGGAATGCCACTTGGAAATGGGCAGAGAGGAAATCTCTATGTTAAACTTGATATCCGTTGGGAAGAATAGTATGGAAAATAAACAAAGTGAAATATCGAAAGGATTTGATAGGGGTTTTGGAGGTTGCTTAGGCTGTGGCACCGCAATATTAGTGGTTATAATAGGTATCCCATTATTAGGACAATTTTTTAGTGCCTGTTCGGGGGCTATGAGCTCATTACAAGAACGAGGTGATATTTTTGGGGTTATATTCTTATGGGTTGTTATTATAGTCGCAATTTTGTGGGGAATAAAATCTCTATCAAATAAAAAGAAAGACAACTAGTCTTTCTTTTAGCTTAAAAATTATATTTTAGTCCAACCTTTGTGATGATGACGGCTACCATGAATAACAAAATTAATTTTAGAAGTAGATAAATTATTATTTCTACAAAATTCTGCTATATTTCTTCCCTCTACAATTTTATTATCTGGAGATTTTAATTTAAATGGATGCGCTTTTGCTTCAACTCTTTTTTGAATCCATTCTTTTGATTGTTTTCGACCTTTGCCTGCCTTTCCTATTTTTCTTTTATGTTCTTCAGATAATGATTTTCCAGTATGCCCAACAGACATTTTCATTTTGGATTCTTCAGAATGTTTAAATCCAAGTCTGTATGGTCTTGGACCCTTATGAGAATCTGATAATTTTTTTCTTGTTTCTTTTGAATGTTTTGTTCCTAATCTACTGCCTGCAATTTTTAATATGTTATATTTAGGATTTAAATTATCCAAATACAGCTGTTCAATCTCAATTAACTTGTTTGTATTATTTACTGTCTCAATAATTTCAAACTGTAAATTTTCTAATCCATATTTATTGAATACTCTTTGAAGAATAATATTTGGATGCCTATTATATTTTAATTCAGATTTATGATTTTTGAAACGTTGTTTTATATCTACTGCAGAGCCTATATAAAAATCTCCAGTCATTTTATTAGCTATTTTATAAATACCAGAACTCATTAAGAATTTTTTAAATCTGACCCTCTAATCGGGAGTAGTTTCTTTATAGATTTTGTTTCTAGTAGCTTTTTAGCCTCCTTCTCAGTAATATTGTAGTGAGTCATTAATCGTTCAATATCTGTTTTTGGGTTCCCAAAACGTCTTTGTGCTATTTTCTCAAATACTGTTTCTGCTTTATCCATTAATAAAATTCTCCATGTTCATAATGAGTATCTCTGCCAAAGTTTTCTCCATATAAGTAAGCTGGAATAGGATCTTTGCCCTTCAAGTTAGCGTACATTCCTTTAGCAGCCCCAGTCGTTAAGGCGGCTTTTACACGATTGGTAGTAACTTTAGTCAACCAATCTTCTGCGTCTGTATTAGATGTTTGCACTGACTTAAAGTATGGTTTATATCCTACAGGCTCTAACCCTTCTTTTTTACGAAGTCTATTTAAGTGATTTAAATAGCTAATGGTACTAGAATCTCCACGAATAAAACCTGACTCGTCTGGAGCATCTGTAATTTCAGCATTGTCTGAGATTGCCTTTACTGTAGTTTCAAAAGTTTTTTTATAAAAATCTCCGCCATAAATGTTAGACAATTCATTCACCATATATTTTTGAGCATCCAAATGAGATTTGAGCGCACCAAGTTCTTGTGGCTTGATTACTCCATCTGATAAAGGATCCCCTGCCATAACAGTTTGACCTATTTCTACAATAGGGCGTCTACCAGAAGGAACTATATGTAATTTATTTTCTACAGTAACATTATACCCACCAGTCTGGTTTTTCACTATAGATTTTATTACTCCTTTAATTTCACTTAGTGTTGCTTTACCACTCAAGCGTTCAGGAACTTTTATGATTTGTTCTATTCTAGGAATACCCGCGTGAATACCTCCTCCACCCAATGCAGAGCCGCCCGTATGGAATGTTTGCATTGTAAGTTGAGTAGCTCTTTCAGTTATAGCTTCTGAATCTAATATCCCCACATTTGTTCCAACAGGAGGCAATTGTCCATTAGGTATAAGTCCATAACATAATTGACAAACTCCTTCGACAGACTTACAAGTAAGAGGACTTCTCGCTACAATTGTTTTCAATCCCAATTTTTTCGCTTTCATTAACATGTCGGTGTCTATCAAATCATTTCTTTTTCCCAATTTTGGAATGGTAATAAGTAAAGTTCTATCAATTAAATTTTTATCATTTATATCAAATTCAAGTCCTTCTTTTGTACTACAGTCTGTTTCCACAATTAAAAATTTACGTGCAACATTAAGTATGTCTTTTGTAAGTGCACCAGTTTGTTGGGTATTTACTGACCTATCTACCGTTCCTTTACGAGCAGAATAAAGTGTGTTAAAATAAGAACTAGAATCTAATCCTTCACCATAAGATTTTGTAACAGGTATTGGTAATGGCTTATTTTCAATGTCAGTCATTACTCCCGGCATAGAAAGTATTTGACGCACAGAGTCAGGCTTACTAAACGAACCGGCTGTTAACATTTTATAAATATTATTTTTTTCTACTAACACCTTATCTTGTTCAGCCTGAACTCGTTGCGTAAGAGCATTCATAGCAATAGCTCTTTTATCTCCTTTTAGAGCATTAATACTCGGCATTTCTTTTTTTAATAATTTATCTCTAAAAGATCTATCTATTGCAAAATCAGTTATTGAAATTGTATTTCCATTAATATATGAATAAGAGGCTCCAAGATCTTTCCACGAATTAAATACATCCTCTACAAAAGTAGGATGTTTTTTACCTATCTCAGTTAGCAGTTTATTAACTACTTTTTTATTCATTTCCCTCGAGTAATCTTTCATAGCTTGAGGAAGTTCTGCGTTTATCATGTATTGCCCAATAGTCATATTTTTTCCACTCAGGGAAAATAATTCTGTCCAAGGTATTCCAGAATCTTTTGCAGCATTTATTGAGGCAAATCGTTTTTTAGTACTACCCTTAGTAATTTTACTCAGTTCGTGAAGACCAAACAAATAATCTTGGGATATTGCTGGCATGAGAGAATTATCTCCATGCTTGAATAATATTTTACTTGGAACCATTTGTCTAGCTTCTTCTATAGCTTCTTTTCCAATAGGAACCATTACACTCATAGTATCGCCATCAAAATCTGCGTTGAATCCTTTCACTACAAGTGGGTTTAGACGTATAGATTTTCCCGTAGTAAGTATGGGTCTAAATGCTTGAACCGAATGCTTGTGCAAAGACGGTGCTCTATTTAAAATAACTGGTCTGTCTTTCATCACATTATCTAAAGCTTGCATCGCTGTAGGACTTTTATCCTCGTAATGTTTTAAAGCCTGAGTCGCTTTTATCCCAGATTCTTTCAGAGATCTTAAAATGAAAGGTTTATAAGCAGTGTAGGCAAACTCTCGCGGTATACCAACTTCATTTAGGCCAAGATCGGGTTCTACAGTAATAGTACTTCTTCCTGAAACATCTTGTCTATGCGCCCAAGCTTTTCCATGAATCAGACCAGTTTTCATCTTACCAAGTTCTTGTATAAATCCCTTATACTTTTCTTTTGAATAAGTAATTGGGTCTATAAAACCTTGCATAGCTTTTACTGAATTGTAAAGTGTACGCATTCCTTCTAATTTTTCTTTGTCAGGTAAATCCTTCAACGCTGTTTTTAATTGAGTATTAATCAATCCTACGTCACGATAATGTTTATTTATATCACTTACTACCAAATCTCCTGAAGGGAGTGGGTAGGTAGGTCTAAACACAGGTGGAATAATAGGTATTTTACTTATAGTGTATGCTTTGATAGCATCCATACCTAAATCTTGTAGAGCATCCATGTAACGTATTTTAGTATTCAATTTATTTACATTTGTAGGAGGTGCTGTTTTTAATTCTTCCTTGAGCGCTTTAGTTCTTTTCTTTACATTAATTTCTTTTAGAGCCGCAATAATTGCTTCATGGCCAGTCTTACCATTAAGTTCTTGTTTACCAGTAAGGACAGCATCATATGCATTTTCTGTGAGATCCAAAGCCTTCATAATTGCATCTTCAAACATAGGATTTGGAAGTCTGTCTACTAAAGAAATATGCCCCCACTGAGTACCACGTACTCCGCCGGTTACATCAGCATCAAACAAACCATCTTTACGACTGGTCAAATTTTTCCCTACAAGCATAGCTCCAGGATCTTTTATTTCACCATTTGACATAGTCATAATATCTTTATCTGTGAGGGGAAGTATTTGTAATTTGTTTCCTTTTTTATTTATATTTATCCCAGAACCCTTCAAGTAAGTTGTCATTTTTTCAAATATAAAATTTTTGCTAGGTTTAGCAGGAGGTAAACCAAATTGTAGGTCTCTCCAATACTCTTCGTTTTTACGACCTTTTATAGCAGCTATCTCATATAAGTTATTTTTAGC